CGGAGCCTACGTTGTGGCTGAACATTACTCTGCTGAAGTTTTCCGCAGAATTTATGAGAGGCTAACACGTAAGACTGTTAAGCAGTCCAATGAACCAGACAGAGTTGCTCTTCCCCGCCGCATTGTTACTGATAAGCGTGTTATTGAGTCTGACCTCGAGTACCAGGGTGATATGTATGGTAGCTCAATTGCCGATGTAGCCGCCAAGAATATCTACCAGTTCAAGATTCTTGCTGCTGAGGGTAGGCAAACATTCGGACAGATTCTGTTTGTCCGAGACACTTGTGCTTTGATGCCGATTCATTTTGATAAGCATCTTCGCAGTAGCATGGAGGAAGGCTACATCACCAAGGATGATAAAATTGTCCTGACGAATGCCGCTAACCCCGACATGACTCTGACATTTCCTCCAGAAGATTTTCTCAATTTTGAGAGGTCTCTCTTACCAGATGACGATTGTCAGCTGGTGAAATTCCCGTGCATTCGTGCACACCGCGACATTGGCAACTTCTTTGTACACGAATCTGACCTTACGAGTCTTTCTAGGGTTAGGGTCAGGTTGGATACAATTGAAGGTGATGGCAAGTTTGTTTTCAGGACGCGCCATATGGAAGCCCGTAGAAGGGATAGTGTAGAGATCAGTAAGAATAATGATCCGTACACCCTTGCTAAGGGCTACGAGTACTTGGGTTACACTAAGTATGGAGATTGTGGTGGCATTGTTAATCTTGAGGAAGCACCTCACCTACAGTGTCGTCGCATCATAGGAATTCATGTGGCTGGGTCACCCTCTATGGGGCTTGGGTTTTGCAACATCATTACAAGTGATAAACTTCGCAGGATGTTTGCAGAACTTAAAGCCATAGAGGATCTTGACTACCAGTCTCATGTGGGCTTTGAGCTCGCGGAGGCTCCTATAAAGGGGAGTTTCCTCGGCCTTGTCAAAGGTTACAAACCTCATTGTCTCAATCCTATGTCTTCTTTAGTGAAGACTCCTATGTATGGGGTGGCTGGTCCCCTTAATAAAGTGCCTGCACCCATGAAACCTTTCATTAACAAGGAAGGAAGTAAGGTTGTTCCCATGGCTAAGGCTTTGGAAGCCTATGCTACTCCTCTTATGCATTATGCACAGGAGGATGTTGATCGGGCAGCACATCATGCTTTTTCAAAATTTAATTCTTTGACAGTTGGTTTTGAGCGTAGGTTGTTTAGCTTTGAGGAGGCTGTTGCAGGTGTTCCTGGCACTAACATCAATGGTGTGCCTCGTAATACATCACCCGGATTTCCATATGTCCTTAGGGGTCATACAAATAAGAAGGCCTTCTTTGGCAAGAGCGATGATTATGAATTTGATTCAGAGTTGGCGCATGAGGTTCGTGTTGAGGTTGAGGAAGTGCTTAATCTTGCCAAACAAGGTAAGCGTAGCACACATGTGTTCGTTGATTTCATGAAGGATGAACTTCGTGGAGTTGAGAAGGCTGAGGCTGGTAAAACACGCCTCATCTCTTCGGCACCCTTGGTTTATACGATTGCTTTCCGAATGATGTTCCTTGCTTTCACTTCTGCTGTGCAGTCCACTCGTATTCGGAATGGTGCCGCTATTGGTATCAATCCCTACAACGAGTGGAACTACTTGGCACAATGCATGCAAAGTAAGGGTCCTCACTGTGTGGCTGGTGATTTCAAGGGGTTCGACAGTTCAGAACAACCACAAATACATTGGGCTATATTGGATCAGATCAATGAATGGTATGATGATGGGCCTGAGAATTGTCTTATCAGGAGAGTATTGTGGACTGAAGTTGTGCACTCTCGTCATTATGGAGGAATCCATGGTAAGTGTGACACTATCTATCAGTGGAATAAGAGTTTACCCAGTGGGCATCCAGCAACATCCATCATTAACAGTTTCTACAACTTGACCATTTTTAACATGGTGTGGACTGATTTGATGGGTGTTCGTATGGCTTCCCAATTTTGGGATTACGTGTACATATGTACGTATGGAGATGACAATATTCTCAACATTGATCCGCGTGTTGTAGACAGGTTCAATCAGAACACTATTGAAAGAGCTATGTTGACTCGTGGGATGGTCTATACGACCGAAAATAAAGAAGAGGGTACACTTGCAACCCGAC